ATTATAAATCAAATTATTCTACATTAGATTCATTAAGAAATTATTACTTTAAAAGATTTGATGGTAGAGATATTTACGCATATATTAACTTAATCAAACTATATGAGAAATCGATGTTTGAGGATATTAAGAAAATGTTACCTGCAAGAGTTAAGGCAACTACTGGTTTATTAATTGAACCACATATTTTAGAAAGAAGTAAGATTGCACAAAAGAGACCAACAGGAGATGACTATCAATTAAATAGTGAAATTAAATATAGTGATACTACATTTACATTTGCTGAAAACAATCAATATGAAAGTATAGTTGATGCAAATCTTTCCGAAAATTTAATTGGAGAAAATAATCAATATGAAGTAGAAATATTTAGTTCATCTATTCAAAGTATAATTGCAGATAATTATCAATATAATGCAGAAATATTTACCGCATCTACTCAAAACGTTTTAGCTGAAAACTATCAATATGAAGTATCGGGATCGGCACTATTAAATGAAGCTACTTTCCAAACTGAAATAGACATAATAAATGGTACCGAATTAGTAGGTCAAAGTGTATATGAAGAAATTGGATTTGGTATTTATGCAGATAATGGTTATGCTATTAGAACATATTTTAATAGTGACAATAAAATAGTTAAAGAAAGAATTAAAGTAGATTTGATAAAAGAACAAAAACAAAGAGATATTGTAAAATACAAAGTTGTAGTTGCTGGCAAAGGAGACCCAAGAGGTGGAATGGAGTTAACTTCATCTATTTACTACGAAACTAAATTAAATATACAACCATATTCTGGTTCAAAGGTTATAAACGCAGGAACGGGTAGTATAGTAGAGGTTACACCATTATCTGGATATTTACCGACACATTATAGAAATACTTCGGATTTAACAAGAGGATTAGAAAATTCTTTTTATAGAGGTTCAAAAAATACCGCTGCAACTACATTAGATGGTAGTTCTCCGATTGAAACATTTGTATCTAATCCAAATACATTAACAGTAAATAGAACCGGTAGAAGCACCTCTGAACCAATTTTAGAAGTAGATTAACGGAATTTTAAAATAATTATATTTATAACAAAAGATAATATTATATTATGGGATATTTAAGTAACACAGAGCTAACAGTAGATGCTATCTTAACAAAAAAAGGTAGAGAAAAATTAGCAGCAGGTCAAGGTTTAAACATTACTCAATTTGCATTAGCAGATGATGAGATTGATTATTCTTTATATGAACCGGCACATCCGTTAGGTTCGGCTTATTATGATACGGCAATTAAAAATATGCCAGTATTGGAAGCTAATCCCGATGAAACACAAGTAATGAAATATAAATTGGTAACTTTACCAAAAAATACAACTCGTATTCCTGTTGTGGAGTTTGGTGTTCCAAGTATTTCGTTGAATCAAAAAAGTGGTGAGGTTGCATTATCACCAACTACATCCCCAGCAGGAAATAGAAGTTTAGGATATACTATCGTATTATCTAACAAAAATGCAGGTGATATCATTGGTGAAGGTGTAACATCAGAAGTGGGTTCAGTTCCATTATTTATAGGAGATGATGTGTCAGCAACGGCGGTAGTAGCTAAAGGATTATCATTTAAATTTATTCCAAACCCATCTTTAACTTCGACTATAAGAACAACTATAACTGTTTATGGTAATGAAACCGGTGGTTCACAAACTATTCCAATCACAGTAACTTACGTTCAATAATAAAAAACTATGGCATTAATAAGAGACAATAGAGGGGCCCTTTTGGCAAGTAATTTATCAACTTACTTAGCAGGTGCTGCAAACACAGCCGGTACCCCAGTAGATACTAACGAATTAGTTAGAATCGTTAACCAATTTTTAGGAACGGGCGAACAAATTAGTTCCGATATATCTACTATTTCAAATGGTATTTATAAAAAATTTGGAACAATTGATAAAGTAACAAATAGAACACAAGTTGTAACTTCTGGAATATGGAGTGGTGATACGGGTTCTTTTGATGTAAAGGCAAACTATACATCATCAGCACAAGTTGCATCTGTAAGTGGTAGATACTATTTAGATGTCTATAATACTCTTACTGGTTCGGGCATAGATGAGGTTCAATTCTCAATAGCATATGGAGATGTAAACGGATTTGGTGCACCAACATTATCACAAAATGATGATTCAACTTCACCAACTAAAGCGACTTATAATCAATATAAAAATGTATTATTAGATAGTTCTGATAATTATTTTAGTATTTATACGGCTTCTACGGCGGGTGGAGCTGATATGACATCATTTTACGCAATCAATATCAATAGAGCAAGATACAAAGAAAGATTAGACCCAGGAAATATTTCAATTCAACTTTCTGGTTCACTTGCAAGTAATTTTACACTTATTGATGATAGTGGTGGAGCTGATGAAAATGTAACAACTGCGGGTAGAGTATATAATTTAGTTAGTGGTTCATTAAATATTGGTTCGGCTTTAACTGCATCAATTGACCAAACTAACGGATATAGTGCACCAAACAAACAAGGATATGGTTTATTCTATCCAGATATGGGTATTATATTATTAAATCCAAAAGCTTTGGCATCGGCAGTTGACCCTAAATTGGGAGAAGCTAGTAGTTCTATTGCAAATGTATATCATCAAAATAATGGTAATAATTCAGGTTCGGTTGCATTACTTATGGCAATTAGTGGTGGTATGGATTTTCAAGTAAGGAGAACTGAAAACGTTTCTACATCTCATTATTTCGTAAGAGCTAACAATAGAGAATTCAATTTCTCAAACAACCCAACATTCGTAACAGGTTCGGTTGGTCAATTTGCTCAATCATTATTTGAAAGAGACCCACACGTATACATTACAACCGTAGGATTATATGATGATTCAAATGAATTATTAGCAGTTGCAAAAACTTCTAAACCAATTGAGAAATCATTTGATAAAGAGATTGCAATCAAAGTTAAATTAGATTTCTAATCGGAGAATATATTAAAAATGTAAAGCCCCCTCTTTTGGGGGTTTTTCATTAAAAGAATATTTATATACGATATGTTAAAAAGAATACCAAAATCGGATATTAGTGTTAGGCCATTTAAAGCCTATAAAGAATGGAGTTTTGATAATAACTCTACGGATGTATCTTTATTGGAAGCAAATATTAGTTCATCGGAATTATCTGGATTATATCCCAAAAATTCTTTGTATGGTCAATTGAGAGCACAATTTTATAATGGAAATGAAGATAATCCATTTTTACGATTTGGTAGTAAAACAAACGAATACAATCCAAATCCTGTTGCAAAGGAAAGATATTTAGGAAACGATGCCAAAGTAATATCCATACCACAAATATATGTAGGTGAAGGAATCAAAAAAGGGTCTGTATCTATTTTAGATACGGGTGCTAGTATGGTGGATGATTCTTATGGTAACATATTATTGTTAGGAAATGATACCATAACGTTTACTTCATATAATATGGAGTTACCACACAATTATACATTCTCATTGAATGGTACAAATTATACGGTTAAAATAAACTTAATTGATTTAGAAAGTGAAACATTACTTTGGGAATACAATTCAACTCCATATACAGCTAGGGTTATATCATATGATATCAATAGTGGTGATATGGTTGTAGATAATGTTGAATTTGCATCGGCAGCTGATACTGTTCAAAGAGTTGGAAATGTATTTTATAATGCCGGATTGATTGTTATGACAAGAAATCCAGAACAAAAATTATTAACAAATTGGGATTTATCATTTAAATCAACAAAAACAATATACGAACACGAATATCTTTTAATTGTTAATGAAGATGAATTTAACGTTTCACAAAACCCATCGGCTATCGTTGAAATTGGAATGGAAACCGGCTCTATAAGAGGTACCGATGGTAAGATTTATAAAACAGTAACAAATACAGGAACTAAATATATAAGAAAAAAATCTACATTAGAAACCGGAGATACTTTGGATTATAGAATTGGTTCATCATATAATAATGCAATTAGTGGTGGTTTTGAACATTATGATTTAAGTGGTTCATTGGATAGTACGGGTTCATTCTTATCACCATTTATTACAACCATTGGACTATATGATGATAATTGTGATTTAGTAGCAGTAGCTAAATTACCACAACCTATAAAATCGGAACCAGATATTCCTGTAAACTTTATTGTACGATTTGATACATAATCTTATATTTATAAATAAATAAAACAAAAAACTATGTCTAAAATATTAGAAACATATGAAGCACAACAATCAGCATTAGGTGTTGATAAATTAGGATTTGATGCAAGTGTTGCAGCAAAAACTCCATATAGTACTGATGATTTACAAAAAGCAGATGAACAAATATTAACAGCTACTAAATTCAAAACTGGTAGAGGTGGTGAAAAGAATTTTGCAAAATACTCAGATTCTATAAAAAGATAAATCCCTTAATGGCTAAGAAAAAAGTTACAAAAAAAAGTAATCCAAAATGGGTTGCGAAAAAATATGGATTTAAGTCTGGTTTAGAAGAAACCATATCATCCCAAATTGAAAGTAGAGGTATACCGGTAGAGTATGAAACTGAAAAAGTTCCATATATCATACCAGCATCCGAACACAACTATCATCCAGATTTCAAACTACCAAATGGTATTAGAGTTGAGACCAAAGGTAGATTTGTTGCCGCAGACCGCAAGAAACACCAATTAGTAAAAGAACAAAATCCTAATTTGGACATTCGTTTCGTATTTTCCAATTCAAAGAACAAAATCAGCAAAAACTCTAAAACTACATACGGAATGTGGTGTGAAAAGAACGGATTTAAGTATGCCGACAAATTCATCCCAGAAGATTGGTTTTTAGAGGAAAATAGACCATAAATTATTTGGTAATATCAAATATTTGTCGTATATTTAGAGGGTGTTGAAGCAAAATGATAAGAATATAGTCGTATCTACCTTAACTGGCGTTTTAGGTAGTCACCTCACTCTTAAAGGGAATGAGTTGGCATTTTATTGTCCATTTTGTAATCACCATAAACAAAAACTACAAGTTAATACCGAAACTCAAAAGTGGCATTGTTGGACTTGTAATAGTGGTGGTAAGAAATTAACCTCATTATTAAAAAAGTTAGATGTTGATAGAAAGACTATTTCAATCATTAGAGAAATCTACGGAGATAGCAATTATAACCCACAATTAGAGGACGCTGATACAAAGGTGTTCATTTCCCTACCAAAAGAATTTATATCGCTTAGTGAGACTCCCAAAGGGTTTAATCCTGAATATAAACACGCAATACATTACCTTACTCAAAGAGGTATTACTGAAAAGGACATAATCAAATATAATATAGGATATTGTAAGGAAGGATTGTATGGGCAAAGAGTAATTATACCATCATACAATTCCGATGGGTCATTGAATTACTTTGTTTCTCGTTCGTATTATCCGGACAACAAAATGAAATACAAAAATCCTCCTATCAGTAAAAATGTAATATGTTTTGACTCACAGGTAAATTGGAATGAACCGATTATACTTTGTGAGGGTGTATTTGACGCAATTACAATTAAAAGAAATGCAATTCCACTTTTAGGTAAGTTTCCATCCAGAATATTGGTTGAGAAAATCTTTATGAGTGGTATTACCGATATTATTATTTCATTGGATAACGATGCAATTAATGAGGCACTTAAAGCTGCCGAATATTTTAGAAAACAAGGTATTCATGTAAAAATGATGTATCTTAAAGACAAAG